CCACCTCACTCTCATTATCACCCCCACCGGTGTGCAGGCACACCATTTCTGGCCAAGGGACTACTTCCCAAGTTAGTCGTTCGAAAACACTTTGGAACCATAATCGGCAAGTTCCCTAAGAACGACATCTTCTCTTATACTGACGTAATTTGCAGGCAAATAACGTAGTTCTTCTTCTCCCCTACCAGCGGGCACCTTTAATGCCCTTAACTGTCCGAGGTAAGACAGAAAACGCCAAGGCTTCACAGCCTTGTACTGGTAGGTCCTACGTACACAGCCCACCGTCGGTCTGTATACGTCTCTCTTCAACCCTCCCTCCCGACCTGTAGCCCACTGGTGCAGGAACAGAGCTACTTGCTCATCGGGATCTAGACGTCTACGGACGCCTAGAAGCAATGTGGAAGGCACGTTGGGTGCCTCCGGTAGACAGGTAAAGTTCCTGTTCCACATTGACCTACCTCGCTCGAAAGCTACGTAGGACTTCGGGTTCAACCGAAGCTGGGAGGGAAGAAATCCCCATTTCTTACCGATCCGAGACCGAATGAAGGCATCGGTCCAGGCAACGCTGCCGGCGACCGCCTTAGCGGCGTGCTGCATCCCGGCATAATCGGTTTGAAAACCACCTCTCCGTAAGTTGCGAATCTCACGCCACTTACCCCCTCTGCCTCTTAGGAACCCGGTCGAGTTGATCTCAGCTACGGTTCCGGATCGAATAGTCTTCAGGTCATTTAACAAGTACCCGCTAGGGTAATCTGAAGCTTCGAGAAAACGGTTAGACGACACAAGGGTGTCGTCACCGTTTACGAGGACATTGCCTTCTTCTCCGCGCAGCGCCCAACGCGCTGCCAGATACGAGTGAAGACAAAGGAGGGGAAAGGAGAGGTAGCTCCCCATCATCTGCCCATGCGATACTTCCTTCTCCTCTCCGGCGCAATCAACCAATGGCCGGAGTGACTGAAACGCTCGTAAGCGAATCGGTCCTGGAATTCGACTCTTTCGAAGCAAAGAGCCAAGTATCGCCTCTGTCACATCGAGTGACAGGTTGTCTGTGGCGCTTACCAGATCTACCGAGGTCTGGCAAGGGTAAACACAGGCAGATGATATTTTCTTCTCCGTGGGAGGTCCAACAAGGCGCCACTCCCGCCGCATCAGATGCGACTCGATGACTTTGTGAAGAGGAGCCAGTATTTCGGTG